GATCCTCCAGGTTTCAGATTCATACACATCGGGTCTTTCAATAAATTTTCATTTACTAATTCTTTTTCTCTTAAAGACAAAGAAATCCTATTTGGGAAAAATTCTAAAATTTCGAGCTTAAAATTTTCTTTACCATTTTTCCTAATAGACCTTCTTAATCTAATTCCACTCCCTAAATAACCATCATTCAGATTATCACTTGAGTGCATACCTACATAAAACTTTCCATTTTTAAGGTTGGTGGTTTTATATATGTAATGATACTTTTTTTGTGGTCTTGCCATAACTTATACATTATATATATAAATATAGCAAAGTACAAAAAAGTACTCTGGTATCAGGAAAGGGAATCGAACCCTCACGACCGTTGGGTCATTTGATTTTAAGTCAAACGCGTCTACCTATTCCGCCATCCCGACATTGTTTTACAAATATAATGAAAGTTTCAAGTAATTTGTACTCGATGATTCATAATTTCACAATACTTTTCATCAATTTCATAACTAATAGAATCGAATCCCAACTCTTGGGCGACCTTACTTGTTGTTCCACTTCCACCGAATACATCAATAATTGTTTGATTTGGTTGTGCGGTTGTTAGAATAATTCTTCGAATTAGTTCCTCAGGAATTTGACAAGGGTGTTCGGTTTTTTCTTTGCTGACATTTTTGACTTGATTGATTTCCCACCAATCATAAAGTTTGGCACCAGTCTTTCCTTCGGCAATTCTTTTTTGAATACGTTTGTCTTTGAGATTTTTATATTCCTGTCTGACTTTCCTGAAGTCAGGTTTACAACCCCACCATGAAATTAAACGACTTTGTTTCCCTGTGTTGGAGTTATACACCCAACAAACAACCTGTTCACATTTGGCGTTTATTGCCTTTGGTAACAAGTTGATTGTTTCTTCGGGGTAATGAATAATGACACAAGGAGTTGGGATTTTGGATAATAACTCAATATAATCCTGTTCGCTTAATTTGTCTTTATATTCGTTGTAAGAATATTCTTGATTATAAGGTGGGTCTGTAATTGTTAATCCTGTTGGTATGTCGCAGTTTCTGAAATCTTCATTTATTATTTTTGTTTCCACCATAAAGTTAATTAACTAATTCAAAATTCTTCTTCCCACAATGTGTTGGATTTACTTTCGTCGTTATTGTAGGTATGCTGTAATATAACAGTTCCATTCTTAAAATCCAATTTGAAATGTCCTTGGGAACCTTCATTTATTTCCCATCCTGCGAAATTACTTTCTAATTGTTCATAACACCAATTTGTTATTCCTTCAGGTATTACTTGGTCAGAATTTGGATATTCGAAACTGTCTTCAATATATCCACTATCACCACCACCTTGATACTTCACCTTTAATACCCCATCTTCAGGTATTTGCAAATCCTCGAGTAATCCTTCTTTTTCCCACTCATCTATAATATCATCCCATTCCTCACCTTCACTTGGCCCTTCCTCAGTCCAACCTATATTATGAACAACAGCAATTTCATTTCTTTTACTATCAATTATAATTTCGTATGACTGAAAATTAACATAATCTACGTAAGAAGGTAGGTTTTTGTAAAGATCTATATTCCCAAGACTATTAACTATTTTTAGAATTATAGGCTCGAGTCCATCGGGGACAGATGCCATGTGGTTATAATTAAAAACCGAAGGAATCTCATTACTACTAATTTCAGGAAGATATGATTCACTATCATCAAGGTCGAACTGAAGTTCTCCATATTGTATTCCTAATGAATTCAAGTATCTTGATATTTTTCCTAAATATTTTTTTTCGTCTGGTGTAAGTATTTTTTCCATACAAATAAATATCAGTCTTCGAATTCTAATTTGATGGTCTTCAACATCCACTGAGGTCTTTGATTGGACATCATGTTATTAACCCATTCTTTGGCTGATGGAATGTAGTTGTTACAATCTTCCTTAACATGTTGTTCACCAACATAACGGGTATAAACTGTCTTCCCATCTGAGTTTTTGAATTCGGTACCAAACCTTTTTTCCATTTCAAATATTCCCTCACTATGATGTCTAAACATTCTATGTAAGGAATCGCCAAACCATGACTTGGTTTCGTCTAACCATTCATGTAAATGAATGTAGTCCTCAGGTTTTCCACCAAACTTTTTGGCGGATGATTTTGCATGTAAGTTTGGATGTGCCATTATGATTTAATTTGTGAAAAAGATTGTAACGTCTGTACGGTTTGTTTCCAAGGATAATCCTTCAGTTTCCATTTCATTCTTAGCGTCCGTTCCGTCATTCTTTCGAATCGTTACAATCTGTTTGTAGAAAAAACACCCTATGTGTATAATACCCTCACTTCCGGTTCCCAATCGAGTCCCTTCGTCATAGTGTGTTTGCAGAGGAGGGAGGCGGATTCGAACCCCCAAAGCTTTAACACCCGACTGTTTTCAAGACAGCGTCCTCACCAATTCGGATTCCCTCCTTTTTTTGTAAAAATCCCTAACATAATCAAATCGTCATTTGAATAGAGGTTAGGGTCGTGATTTTAGCTTATACCTTGGGCTATTCACTTGTATCACAATACAACCTCTGTGTTGTTCTTACGGTTAACATCGAGGTACACGACTTACCCTGGGACGCTGTTCTGATGGGTGGCGTGGTAAGTACTGTTGGAGCTCCCACTCGGAATCGAACCAAGTTATCATGATTACAAGTCATGCGCATCGCCAGCAATGCTTTAGGAGCTTTTTTTAATTATTGGTTACTGAAACCTCTAATATAAACATCATTTGTTGAGTTCAAATTCAGTCTCATACCACTTGATGGATAAGTTGAGTAAACCCTGTATTGACCTGCCGGAATACGATTACCATTATAGTTAATCACAGTTTCTGACATAACATTATCAGTTGTAAAAACTGTTGAAGATTTTGTTATATTACCCACCTTTTCATCAATACGTATCCTTCTTTGTCTTTTTGTATCGTTACTCATCGCATTAATTGGTATAAGAACTATAATCCAAGAAAATTTATCGTTTACTGTATTTTTTGTTATTTTAACAGTTTTGAAATTGAAAGCTTGAACAGGATTACCAAATGTATCGATTCCTCCACTTGTTTGGGGGATGTCAACTTGCATAATTTGTGGTAATCTACCATCAATCCAATGAGTCATATTAATATAATTTGGTAAGTTATCTTTCCATGCACCTGCATTAACACCATGAAATCCAACAAATGGGAGTCTTCCAATAAATGGCAACTTATTCAAATGGTTTTTAATCATCACATGTTCCGACATTGGTTCCACAAAAATATATGCTCTCAAAGGTGTTTGTTCTCCACCAATACTTGATGTTGACATGGTCGCATGTTCCATACTATTGATAGGAGTGATTTCACTACCAAGCATATTTTCTTTAGAACAAGATACGAGGAATACCGATAAGGTAAGGATAGATAATAGTAATTGTTTGATTTTCATGATAGTTTTTTTTAGTTATGTTTTTTAAAAATTGTTTCAAAGTGGACCCTACAGGACTCGAACCTGTATGCGACCAATTACGGTTTCGACTCGTTATGAGCGAGAGCCGATAAGGGTCCAAATACTTTATTTTTTATTTTGTTAATTTCATTCAATTTGAATACAACTAAATTAGGTACATTTTTCCACTTTTCCAAATCTCTTTCTGTTTCATATCCCTTAACTTCGATATAAACATCATAATCAGGTAAATAAAAATCGGGATAATATTTTCTATTTCCATTCCAAACATAATCAAAACACTTTGTCTCATGTTCCCAAACAATATTATTATCATCAAGCCATTCGGCTACAATCACCTCCCAACTTCCTTTTAATTTAATACCTTTGTATTCAACAATCTTAACTCTACCACACACATTATTTTTAGTATAACTTTCAGGGGATTTCTGAACTGCCATCTTCATCGACTCCGATAATTTCTGTCTTGTTTCATCAGAAATTTTTCTCCTACGACGAGCTTCAGAAATTTTTTTCTTTGTTTGTTCAGAAACTGTTGGTTTCTCTAATCCTAATTTTTCGGCCTTGATAAAATGATTAGACCCTCTAATTCCCAACTCTTTTCTTTTGGCATTGTAATTAATTAAATTACTTTTCAAAATTTGTTTATTAGGATTATTGGAACATAATCTCTCATGATTCACCAAACTATTGTGATTTTTACAAGTTTTTTCACAATATTTACATTCCATATATTTTTTATTTATAAATATGTAATTATATGGATTTTATTAAGTGTGCCTCTCTAACCGAATGAGCTACAGGCCCAAAATATCATCGTTTCCAATGATAAGTATCTTTATCGTAAAAATCAACGATGTACTCCCATCAAATCAACATGACAAAGGTATAAAATTTTTTCATTCATCACACCTTTTGTTTCTAAAAAAATTTCATTACCTTTGTAAAAAATAAACCATATATGAACATCGGACAAGACTTTCAAAACTATTACGTAAATCACTTGGGTAAAGGGTCATTAGACCTTTACAATTTCTCAAATCAAATTCAGTCATCTATGACTCCATACATTCTCGAAGAAAGAGAGATGAGGGCGACTCAGATTGACATCTTCTCAAGATTGATGAGAGACAGAATCATTTGGGTTGCAGGGCCTGTTGACGATAGAATGTCAACTATTGTACAAGCACAATTGATGTTTATGGACAATGTTGATAAAACCGACATCACAATGCACATTGACAGTCCAGGTGGAAGTGTAAAATCAGGACTTTCTATGGTTGATGTAATGAACTACATTGCTTGTGACATTAGAACTGTGAACACAGGAATGGCGGCTTCTATGGGGTCTGTATTGTTGGGAGCAGGCACCAAAGGAAAAAGAAGTTCTCTAAGATTTTCAAGAACAATGCTTCATCAATCTTCAGGAGGTTTTGGTGGAAATATTCAAGATGCCGAAATCAGTATGAGAGAGTGGGCTAAATTGAATGATATTCTTTTTGGATTACTTGGTGAGTTCTGTGGAAAAGACCCTGAACAAGTTAAGATGGATGCTAGTAGAGATTTGTGGTTGGATAGTGAACAAGCTCTTGAATATGGAATCATTGACGAGATTGTTAAAACGAAAAAGAAGGGTAATTAACCCTTCTTTTTTTTAGACTTAGAACACCCCCTTTACTTTTTGCTCGTCAGTTTATCACAAAATAATTTTACTTACTTTGGCTAGTTAATGAGGACAATAATCCTCCAATACCCTGTTTTCCATCTTCAGGTTTTAGTTTGTCAAATACACCTGATGCGTTTTTAGTCATTTTATCAAACGTCTGACAAACAACATCACTTATTTGGGTTTCGATACTTTTGATAAAGCCGACATCTTTAACCGCTCCACCTAAAGCGTTTCTCAAGAATGTATATCCTTGACCTTCCAATCCTTGTTGTCTCTGAATCATCATAAACACCGCTTCTGACAAAGCTTCGGCAACTAACTTTGTTAGTTCGTCACAACTTTTAAGTGCCGTTGCTAATCTTGTAGGGTTGGAAGTAATAAATGATACTAAAAAATCTTTAAAATATCCTTCAAGTCCAATTCCACTCAAAAGAGAGTTTACCATAGGTTCAACTATTGT